GCGCTTGTTATGAACGCGGCAGTGAGCCGCTGGAAGGACCTGATGAATCTCGGAACGCTACGCACCAGCCTGGCCTGGTTCTCAGGAGCGTTCGCTGCATATGTCCTCGCTGAGGTGCTCCGCGCCTGCCCTACCATCCTCTCCCAGGCTCCGGCGGTAGTCGGCATAGGACTCACGGCATCGGTGGGGTTCTGGCTCAAGGTTCCGCAGTCGGCCAAGGACCTCACGTGGAAAGTGCTCCTGATTGGCGGCCTCAGCGCCGGGTGGGTCGCGCTCCAGCACGCTTTCGGCGAAGCGTGCCCATCCATCGCGGCTAACTGGTGGGGCTTCTTCTCTTCGCTGGCGCTGGGCGGCCTCCACCTCTTCGTCCGAGGGCCGAAGGAGAACGCGTGACGAGGGCGGCGGTCCGAAAGTTCGTGGCGAACGGCGAGGCCGTCACGGTCAAGGACAACTCGGCCGCCGAGTTCAAGCCCGGCGAAGACGCTAGCCGGTGGACCGCGGTGCTCTCTACGAAAGACGTGGACTGCGAGGGCGACCGCGTGACGGGCTGGAAGTGGGACGGGGACTCGGTCCCGCTGATGGCCGCCCACGCGCACGGTTCGCTGCCGGTCGGGACGGTGCGCCCGTACCTGGAGGGCGAGAAGCTCATGGGTGAGCTGACGTTCCCACCGATGGGGACCAGCGCGGCCAGCGACGAAGCGCGAAGGCTGGTCGAGGGCGGGATCGTGAAGGCCCTGAGCATCGGCTTCGCCGGCGTCGGCAAGGAGAACGAGCACGAGGGCATCGACTTCTCCGAGGTCAACGTCAAGGAGGTCTCTCTGGTCGGCGTCGGCTGCTGCGCCTCAGCGAAGATCGAGGGCCGCGCCAAGTGCGCGTGCCAGCGACAGGCTCCCGGCGCGGCCGTCCCGACCGCGGTGCCCGATCCCATCGCGGCGGGCCGCACGACCGCGTCGGGGGCGCTACAACTTACGGTCGCTGACGGCCTCAACGAGACCGAAGTGGTCGAATTGGTAAAAGCTGCCATGGCTGCCCACCCCGAGAAGCCTGTCGAATGCCCGGACTGCGGGCAGCCGATGAAGAAGGGCGGCAAGTGCAGGAATTGCGGCTACGCGGGGAAGGAGGACCACCTCCTGGTGTTCGCCCGCAATTTCGTGAAATGCTACGACGGAGCGGTCGCGGCCATGTCGCCGTACCCGATGCCGTCCGCTCCGCCAGAGGCCAAGACGTTTGGCGAGATCATGGAGGAGCAGAAAGCGGCGAAGGTCGCGGCCGAGGCCGACCGGCTCCAATGGGCATTCTACGATTCCGTGCGCTCCATCCTGAACGCGGGAGGCTCCTCGGCCGTCGGCCTGATCCAGAACAGCCTCACCGAGTACGCGGCAGCGATAACCGCGCTAGACGTCGCCGACGCGATCAAGGGCGCGGAGTTCAAGCAGAAGGCGGGCCGAATCTTCTCGCAGGCGAACGAAGCGGCGATGCGCGAGGTAGCCTCGATGCTGACGGCCTCCCTCGCGCAGATGCATGCACTTCTCTCGACGGTCGAGGCTAAGCCGGCACCTGAGGGCGAGGGCAACTACGGCAACGTCCTCGACCCGACCAAGGCCGCGCCCATCGTCCTCAAGCTCGTCAAACCGACGGCCAAGGAGCCGGCGGTCCCGATAGTCCTTCGCGTCAGGAAAGACACCACGGAAGAACTCCACGAACGGATGTTGAAGACCGGGCGGTTGCCCGGATAGACAAACGTGCTATTCTCGTGCCGTATTCCGGTCCCTTGTAAGGAGACAATGCCATGAGCACTCAGGCACCCGCCGTCATCAACCCGGCGACGGAGTTTACCGAGGAGGCGCTGCGCTCCAAGGTCAAGGAGTGGTTCGGCGAAGCGCAGGCCGACCACATGAAGGAGAACACCGAGCTGGGCAAGCGCCTGCTCGAGGACTCCAACGCGGCCATCGCCCGCATGAAGGAGCTGCGCGCGCGCGACTCCTACGGGCCGGTCGCCGGCAAGGGCTTCTACCGCGACGATGACCCACGCGGGCTCGCCATCGCCGGCGCGATGCGCGTGATCGCGCGCCACAAGGGCGACCGCGGAGCGGTCCAGGAGGAGATGAAGTTCCTCGCTGACCGCCCCTACGGCGAGTATGTCAAGGAGAAGGTCAACAAGGCCCTCTCTTGGCAGTACGAGCGGACCAAGGCAATCGCGGCCGGGGCCACGGGCTCGGCAGGGAACTTCATCGAGGCCACGCTCTCAACCGAAGTCATCGAGCTGCTCCGCCCCGCCGTCGTAGTCGAGTCGTTCGGCCCGCGGATGATCTCGCTGCCGCAGAGCGGCAACCTGACCATCGCGAAGCAGGCCACCGGGGCGACGTTCACATACATCGGCGAGAACCAGGGGACCCTGGCCAGCCAGTGGACGACCAGCAACATCGTCCTCTCGGCCAAGAAGGTCACCGGGCTCGTGCCGCTCTCCAACGAGTCGCTGCGCTTCTCATCCATCGACCTCGACCGCTTCACGCGCGACGACCTGGTCGCCGGGTTCCGGGTCAAGAAGGACCAGCAGCAGCTCCGCGGCACCGGCACGGCCTACGGCGTCAAGGGCTTACGCTACCTCGCGGCCGCGGCCAACGTCACCGCCACCAACGGCACCACGCTCGCCCAGGTGACCGCGGACATCGAGGACCTCATCCTGTCGCTGGAGGAGAACAACGTCCCGGTCACCAAGCGCGGCTGGATCTTCGCCCCCCGCTCGCGGTCGTATCTCATGACCCTCCGCGGAGCGCAGGACAACTGGGCGTTCCGACCGGAGATGCTCATGGGCACCCTGCTCGGATTCCCGTGGCGCGCGACGACGTCCATCCCGAAGAACCTCGGCGGCGGCGGCAACGAGTCCGAGGTGATCTACGCGGAGTTCGACGACATCATCGCCGCAGACGTCCACGACATCGAGATCGACGTCTCGGACGTGGCCGCGTTCAAGGACGAGAGCGGAAACATCCAGGCGTCCTTCGCGGACGACCAGACTGTCATCCGCGCCATCGGCCGCCACGACTTCCAGGCGCGCCGCGCCGAGTCCATCGCCGTCAAGACCGGCATCCTGTGGGGTTCGTAGAGGGCTAGCCCCAGTCGGGTGAACCTTTCTTAAAGAAGAGGAGCTAAGTCATGCAGAGCTACCCGCAGACCCACAACGCCGGGGCCGACCTTGAGCCCCACGGCGGGATCGCCCACACCGCGCTGACAGCGGCCGGCGGAGGCGACAACGCCGAAGTCCTCGGCAGCGTCATCGACCGAATGGCCCCGGGTATCAAGGGCTCGATTTGCGCAGTGGTGACCCTCAAGGCCAAGGCGGCCATCGCGGCCTCCGAGAGCTTGGTCGTCACATCCAAGCTGCGCCACGGCGACGACTCGGACGGCAGCACGGGCTGGGCCGACTACGTCCCGCCCCCGCTGGACGGGAAGCAGGGCTACAGCCTCACCACCGGGATCTACACCGAGACGTTGGCCGATGCGGCCGTAGGTGTGGACAGCCTGGCGGAGGAGACGGTCTACCAGCACAACTTCGACCTGAGCGGGGCTGCTCGATACGTCCGGCACGCCGTCACCCCGAACCTTTCCCGCTCCGGCACAGACACCGCCACGGTGTCGTCGACCGTGCTGCTGGCGGGTCGCACCTCCTCGGCCGCGTAAGGGGCGACTTCATGAATCAAACAGTCCGATTCCTGAAGGATACGAGCACCAACAAGCATGGTGCGTTCGGCCGCGGCGAAGTGGCAGCGTTCGCTCCCGACGTCGCCGCCCAGCTGGTCAGTCGCGGCGAAGCAGCATACATCGAGGCCTCGAAGCCGAAAGCCAAGCATAAGGCGGTTGACCAAGACGAGGTCGTTGACGATGGGCCTCCGGTGGAGAAATTCAAGAAAAGCAAGACGGCCAAGCCGTAACAGGAGAAAAGAGAAGCCATGAGCCTCGAAACAACCGTCTCACTCTCCATCATCGCCAAGCTGCTCGGGGCCAACGACCTCGGCACACCGCAGTGGCCCGGCAGGGAGAGCTTCTCCAAGAAATTCCTGACCGGCATCGGCGTGGACCAGTCGGACATGGTCTTCGCCGACGAGCGCACGCTGGCGGCCTCCGCCTCGGAAACCCTGGACTTCAACGGCGCGCTGCTCGACCCGCTAGGCGGTCCGTTCACGCCTTCCAAGCTGCGCGGCCTGTACGTCGAGGCCGACCCGGCCAACACGAACGACGTGGTGATCGGTAACGCCACGAACCCAATCTTGGTCTTTGGGGTGGCCACGGGCAAGGTGGCGATCAGACCTGGCGGCTGCTTCCTGTTCGTAGACCCGACCGGGGTGACCGTCACTGCGGCCACGGCCGATGAGATCAAGGCCCTGAACTCAGCGGGCGGCACGGGCGTCACCTACCGCATGTTGGCCTGGGGCACGTCGGCGTAACGCCGGGCAGATCCTTGATCAACCGAGGGGGGGCGAGCGGAGCATGGGCCGCCCGCCCCCCCGTTTTTTCGACCATGCGGAGAGGGATCGGAACTATGGACAGCGAAGCCAAGGAAGACCCCAAGGACAACGAGCTCCTGCTCGTGGAGGTCCTCAAGCCGTTCACGGCCATGAACGCCTGCTACAACCCGGCCGAGGGGGATCGTCCGGCGGACAAAGCCGCGTTCTCTCGGAAGCACGCCGAATACCAGGCGAAGAAGGGCCTGTCGAGGATCCTCGGGAGGCCGGAGGCGGCCAAGGCCAAGCGCAACCCGGCCGTGGCATAGCGCCAGTGGTCCGCATCCGCCAGGCCGACCTGGAGCGCGAGGTGGAGACCAGCGAGGCGGGCCTCCTCGTAGCCCAGGGGCTCGCCGTCCTGGTGGAGTCGGAGGTGTCCTGGCCGGCCCCTGAGCCCGCTCCCTCAAGGGGGAAAAGGCTTCAGGACGAGCGCGGGAAGGCGGCCACGGCGTGATCCCCGCCCACGGCTTGGTTACGCTCCAGGCGCTCAAGAGGCACCTGTCCGTGCGCTCCACGGACAAGCAGAAGGACGCCGACTACGAGAGGGCCATCGGGGCGGCCAGCTCCTCCCTGGAGAGGGCGGTGGGCAGGCGGCTCATCTTCAGGCACGATCCGGTCGTAGGCACCCAGTTCGCGTGGGCTCCGACAGCCTTCGACGTCACGGCGTTCCTGCCGCCGATGCCTAGCGGCGGACGCATGGCGGTCGGCATGAGGTGGGACTACATCCCCGCCGCCACGGCACCGTCCGGAAACCTGGTCGCCACGGGCACCCTAGACGGAGAAGTCGTGGTAACCCGAGTCGCCATAGACGGCGGGTTCGCCGAGTTCTACGGCCGCGAGCTGTTCGACACGGTGACCTCGGTGGTTATCGAGCCGGACGCCGCCGGGACCGACGTCAAGGGAACCGCCTACCTCGTGCCGGCCTATGAGGAGTTCCACGACACCCAGCGGGCCAGCCTGGTCTACGCCGTCAATCGGCCGCTTGCGGTCCTCGACGAGGTTGCCGAGGGCGGCCTGGGGAGCCAGTACCTCGTGCTCTTGGCGGACACCCAGTACGTCTCAGACCCAGTCCGGGCGCGGATCCAGAAGGTGGGCTTCTCAGGGGCGGGCACCTCGGGCATCACCATCGGGCCGGACTACCCGGAAGACGAGTACTTCCGCTTCCCCCGAGGCCGAGGCAACGCCGGCCCGAGTTTCGTATCCGGGCAGCGCTCGGTCAGGCTACGCTACACGGGCGGGTATCAGGGAGACGCCGACAGGACGGCTGTGCCAAGCGACGTCGCTCAGCTCGTCATGGAGGACGCGGCTAAGATATTCCGGGGCGAGGCGTTCAAGGAGACCGAGCTGACCTCCCAGAGCGACTCCGCCGGAACCAGGACGAAGCAGAACGCCAAGGAGTGGGCGGAGCGATACGAGGCGTTTGCACGCCCCCATAGGTGTTACAGCGTCACGGCGTCGGTCCAGATCGCATGACCCCGGCCGAGGCGGCGTCGAGGATCACGAAGTACAGGCTGACCCTCGTCAAGAACGTCCTAGACGCGATGGACCAGTGGGGCATCCTGACGGTCCGCCACGTGGTTGAGCAGAGGATGCAGCGCAAGGGTCTCGGCGAGCCGGCGAACCCTCCCCCGGGCCCGCTCGGGATTAGGACCGGGGCACTGGCGAGGACCGTCGCCGCCACGCGGGCGCGCTACCTCGGCAACGCGTTCCGCATGACGGTCCAGGCCGGGGGCGACGCAGCTCCATACGCCAGGATCCACGAATTCGGGGGTCTGGCGGGGCGCGGCCACCGCAGCCTCATCCCTCCCCGCCCGTACCTCGGCCCGAGCATCAAGGACCGCGAGCCTGACCTCAGGACCGACCTCGTGGCGGCCGTCGACAGGACCAAGGGCGAGGCCGGGATCGGCTGATGCCGCTCCCCGACGGCCACCACGAGGAGGTCAAGGCGGCCCTGGTTGACGCGGTGGCCCAGATCGACGCCGTGGCAACGCCGACCGTCTACAGGCTGGGGCCCACCGAGGCATTCGCAACACACGCTTACAAGAAGCAGTACTTCTCGGCCCGCGAGCTGTCCCTCTGGCACGCGGTGCGAGCCGGCGTCACGCCCGTCGAGTTCGAGATGGGGTGCGGCTACCTCCACACGGCGGAGTTCTTTGTGCTGGCCGCAGCCCAGTTCGAGAACGCGGAGCAGGTGCTAGAGTGGCAGGCCGCCCCGACGGACGGAGGCCCCGTCTACACCAAGGTCCAGAACATGCTGCTCGACGACCTGGAGCAGGCTATCCAGGACGGCCCGAGCCGAACCGCGAGCCACCCGCTCAAGGCGACCGCGGCCGATGGCAACCCCCTCGTGGATCAGGTGGATTTCACCACGGTCAACAGGGATTTCCTTGCTGTCGGCTGGTGCTGCCTGGAGGTCCGCCTCGAAGTGCGTTACCACACGCCGAGCATCCGATGAGGGTCTACTCCCAGGACGACCCAGACCGGCCGGTGACAATCTCTGAACTCAGGGAGCTGCAGCAGAAAGTGGACGCTATCGCGGCCGCCGTATTCGGAGCCAATGACGATGACGACGCGGAGCGCCAACATGACGCCTTCGTAGGGTTTGTTCGGGCGCGAGAGCAAAAGAAATAGGAGAATGAGGACCATGAAGAAAACAAAGCTGTTGGCCGCGATGGCAATCGTCGCGATGCTGGCCCAGCCTGCCGCCTTCGCGCTGGTCGTCAAGAGCCAAGTCGTTGCAGCAACGAGTACGGCGGCAGCGGTTACTTTCAGCCCGGCCGCTTTCATAGTCGAGGTGAGAAACGAAGGACTCGCCGCCGCTTGGATCGACTGGAGCGGAGCCACGGCAACGACCAGCCTCGCCACTTCGGTCAAGCTCGGCCCGTGTGACGGAAAGCGCCTGACCTTCCCCAGGAGCGGCCCGACGGGCCTGTCTGTCATCACGGCGAGCGGTACCACTACCTCGGTGCGCGTGGAAGGCTACACCGGGACGAATGCGCCGGGCTCCACATCGACGGTCGTGGAGGCCCTTCCGCCTACGTCCAACTGCACCTCGCCGCTCACGAACACGGCCGCGGTCCCACTCGTCGCCATGACGAGCTTCACGGAGACCACCGGCGCTGGCGTCTACACCGGCAGCGTGACCATCCCGGCCGGAGCCCTGATCGTTGACGTAAAGGTATGGAGCACGGCCCTCTGGACGGCCACGACGTCGGCCACCCTCAAGGTCGGCGACGTCGCGGACGACGACGGGTGGTTCACCGCCGTTGACATGAAGGCAACAGACCTGCTCGTCGGGGAAGAGATCAACTTCGTCCAGACCGGAGGCAAGCAGGGGGCGTACCTCTCGACCGCGACCGGACTCCGCAGTGCGGCCTACAACGCCGGCAGCGTGGTCGTCTCAGGGATCATCACCACGGTGGGCGGCGCTGGATCGGCAGGCCGGTCTTTCATGGCCGTGGTTTACGTCTTGCCCTCCACTGCCGTCGCTGGCAAGGTGTGATGACCGAAATCTTCTTCGGGGGCGCGCGACCGTTGGTGGACCGTAGGACCGGGGTCCACCTGGTGCCGGGACTCAACGAAGTTGGCGAGGAAGACGCGAAAGTGCTACTGTCTACCCGCAAGGACGTGCTGGACCTGCTTGAACAGACGGCCCAAGAGGACGCGGGCCAGGAGGACTGATGGGGCGGCCGATGGGTTCCGGGCGGAGACCCTGGCAAGAGCAACACGCTTGGTACAATCGCCGATCACTGACGGCGGGAGGATAACGTCATGGCCATCCGCGCATTGGGTAGAGACGCGTACGCGGGTTTCGCAAAGGACCCTGCGCCGGTGTGGGGGACGCCGACGCTCATCGGCGACCGCGACGGGATGGAGCTGCTCGAAGAAACCGCCAAGAGCGAAATCGAGCTGATCCGAGACCCGTCCTTCAATGGCTCCCCTGTGCCCTTCCCCGGCGATGCGGGCAACGAGTCCGTCACAGGGTTCATCAACGTCAACCTCAAGTACGAGGACAAGTCGCTCATGCCGGTGGCGATGGTTTTCGGCAGCGCGGCGGCCCCTATCGCCGAGGCCGCACTGAACAAGCACGTCCTGCGACTGGCCGGCAACAACGACGGGCAGTATGGAACCCTGGTGATCGGCCGACGCTTCGAGGTTTGGGAGTACGACTCCACAAAACCCAACAAGATCGAGCTGACATGCAACCCGAGCGACCAGTTCGCAAAGTGCGTGATCGACGGGATCGGCCGGTCTCTCCACCGCAACCTCGACGCGACCCCGGGCGCAGTAAACACGCCGACCACCTTCGCCGACGCCACGAACGCCTTCGACGTCAAGCGGCTGCTGAAGTTCTCGCAGCTCAAGGTCTACATGCAGGACCTCGAGGACGACGGCCTGTTCGACTCGAACGACGAGGTCTGCATCTCAGACTTCACGTTCATGCTCGAGCGTCCAGAAGAAGGAGATCGGACGACGTGCAACGCCGGCCTCGTGGAGGAACCCTCAGAGACCGACTTCGCCAAGATCGGCATGAAGTGGGTCATCCCGGCGTACTCCGACGCGCACGGCGACCTGTGGGATGCCGGTCGGAGCAAGGTCGTCAAGAAGGCCCTGGCCGAGTTCAAGAACGTGGTCGACGGCACGCACACCTACCGGGTGAGCCTGTTCTTCCCGTCCGTCCAGCTCACCAACGACGGGCCGCGCGCCGACAACCCGGGCAAGCTGCCCTTCACGATCAACGTAGACGGGTTCCGTGCCACGACCGTGCCGGACGGGTTTGACTTCGACGACGCGGTCTACGCCGAAATCGTCAACGGGTTCGACGGGTCGAACCTCCTGGACGAAGCGGCCTACGCGTAGGACCCTAACGTAGTCCCTCTGCCCTCGCCCCGCTCCGCCGGGGATCGGCCGCGCGTAGCGGGGGCCGCAAGAAAGGAGCGGAGGCCCATGGCCTTCCTAGACGAGTACTCCAGGCCGGAGCACGACCCGGGCGTTGAGAAGCAGATCGGCATCGACCCCGAAACGGGCGAGCCAGTGACCGTGTTCGTCCGCATGCTCTCCTTCGCGCGCCACGAGTTCATCGAGAAGCAGTTCGGGCTCGCGGGCACCAAGACCATGAAAGACCTGCCCGACGCCAAGCGCAGGGACATGGTGGTCCTCAAGTCGATGGAGATCCTCGCCGATGCTGGGGAGAACTTCCGAGTGCGCATCGGAGACGGAGAGAAGGTGGTGCGCTTCGAGAAGCTCTTCCCGGGCGAGAGCTTCGAGGTGGGCCAGGAGATCACGCTCCACGGCCGACTCAACGACGACGTCAAGGCGTGGCTCTTCCGCGAGAGCAAGATCGGCATGTTCCTCGTCGGCAAGCTCGGCGAGATGGAACGGGAAATGCGCGAGGAGCACCTCAAGGTCGAGAAAACCCTGGAGGGAAACTCCTAGCCTGGGTCGCGTGGCGGCTCGACCCAGACGCCGTCCCAGAAGACCGCCCAGACGACGACGAGCGGCCGTCGTGCAACCAGTGCCGGCTCCGCGGAGGCCACAAAGACCCGTGCCTCGGCGACCGCGCCCTAGAGGACTTCGCGAGAGCCTACGGCCGTCGCTGCCCCCACGTCGAGCTGGACCAAGCCAACCACGTCCCGGCATCGGTAGTATTCGCCCGTTTGCACCCGCACCTAGGGGAGGGCATTGCCCTGGCCACGTACCAGTCGGAGACTGAGGGGATGACCTCCGAGGAGCGGAGGGCTATACTGAGGCGGGTCCGCCAAGTGTTGGCGTCGGAAGAGGTAGGAAACCGCATCCAGGCGGCGGCCGAGCGGGCGCGAGCTAAGACCGAAGAAGGGCGCGATGGCTGAGCCTGTAGAAATACCGCTCATAGTAGACGACAAGGCCAGCAAGCCGCTCGTGGCGGTCGGCGACGCCATGAAAGGCGTCGGCGATGCCGCGGACGCACTGAACAAGAAGCTGGACGCGTTCGACAAGAAGACGGCCGACCTGAACCTGGGCACCAGCATCTCGGCCGCTTCAGAGTTCAAGGCGGCACTGGGCGGGGTCGCCGAGGCCATCTTCTCGGTGGAGACCGCCGCCGCCGTGGGTGCCGCTGCCGTGGCCGCGCTCGCGGCGGTATTCGCCGCCCTGGTAGTGGGGGCCACCGCGATAGCTGCTGGTATCGGCTTCGCCGTAGCCAGCGCCATCAGCTTCGGAGACGCGCTCGCCGACCTCCAGGTGACCACCGGAAAAACGGCGGCCGAGCTGCAGCGGCTCCAGTTCGAGGGCGAGCAGAGCGGCCTCGGGTTCGAGAAGCTGCTGGCGGCAAGCAAGAAGCTGGAGGCCGGCGTCGCCAGCGGAAGTACTAAGGTGGCCGACGGCCTGAAGAAGATCGGCGTGAGCGCGGCGGAGGCGGCCGGCGCGGGCGGCATCGACAAGGTGGTCCAGGCCCTCGCGAAGATCGAGGACCCGAGCAAGCGCGCCACCGCCGCCGTGGAGCTGTTCGGCTCGAAGCTCGGGATCACCATGGCCCACGCCGCCGACGAACTTACCGCGGTCGGGGATCGCTTCACACAGCTCGGCGTCGTCGTTGACGAGAGCATCGTCAAGGCGGGAGACCAGACCGCAGACGCCTTCAAAACCATCGGCATTGAGATCAAGGATATGGTGGTCACGTTCGGAGGCGCGATCCTCCAGAGCGGGGCGTTCCAGACGGCGCTCGTCCTCATCCAGGACGCGCTCGCCGGCCTCTTCCGCTGGCTTAACGACAACAAGGCGGCCATCACGGATTTTACGGACACCGTTGTGGTCCTGGGCGCTCAGGGGCTCACGGTCCTCGCCCAGGGTGCCGGAGTCGTAGTTGACGCACTCGCGTTCCTGGCGCGCGGGTTCGTCGAGGCGGGGTCAGGGGCGGCCGCCTTCCAGGCCATCACCACGGCAGCCTTCGAGGCCCTGGCGCACCCCACCCAGGCCTTCGACATCGCCGGCAAGCTCAAGCAGGAGCTGCAGGGCATCGCAGCGGCCACAGAAGACGCGCTCGGAAAAATAAAGGCGGGCCAGGACGCGGCGAACGAGGCCGTCAAGAGGGTCGTGGTCGGCATGGAGGGCTTCACCAAGGCGGTGACGCTCGGCGCGAGCGCGAACCGCGTCCTGGCCGACAGCACGAAGCCGGCAGCGGCAGGGCTGGAAAGCATAGGCACCTCGGCGAAGAAGGCGGCAGACGACCTCAAGAAGTTCGTGGCGGACGAGGCCAAGGCGATCCAGCAGCAAGACCAACTACTCGCAAAACAGAGGGCGGTCCGCGAATCGAGTCAGATCAAGTTCGAATCGGCGCTCACCGGAGGCGCGTCAGATGCCAACCTGAAGTCAGCGGAACTTCAGGGCCAGATCATTGACGCGCTCGGAAAGGACATCGGCGCTACCGTCGAGGAGGTCAACGCTTCTTTGGCCCACTTCGCGGACACCATCCCCACGGAGCAGGTCGATAATCTGGTCAACGAGTTCGAGAAGCTAGTCAAGGCGGGGGCCGATGTCCCGCAGGGGCTCGGGCTCATCTCCGACAAGCTCAACGCCATCGCCTTCGACAAGGCCACGAACGACATGGCCGCCGCCGAGGCCCAGGCTATCGACCTGATCAAGACCCTCGCCGGGTTCGGCGTCATCCCTGGCCTCACACCGGAGTTCTTCGACGCCGCCCTCGGGCGCATACCGGAGAACTTTGACAAGGCCACGAAGTCCTCCTTCGACTTCGACAAGGCGCTCGCGGCGGCCAACGACGCCATGCAGATACTCGGCATCTCCGGCGACTCGTTCCTTGGGACGCTGATCGGTGGCCTCCAGGTCGCTGCGAAGTCCGGGCACGATCTGGGAGAGGCGCTCAAGGGGGCCGGGGCCGGCATCGGCGAGGGAAAGTTCGACATCAAGAAGCTCGACGTGGGCGCGACCATCGGCGCTATAGCGGGCGTGATCGGGGCTTTCAAGAAGGCGACAGACTCCGCGTCCGGGTTCAAGCGCGCCATCGGCGGTGCCCTCGTCGGCGCGAAGTTCGGCGGCCAGGTCGGGGCGATCTTCGGGCCGGTCGGCGCAGCCATCGGTGCCGTGGCAGGCGGGATCATAGGCGGGGCCATAGGGTTCTTCAAGAAGCCGGGATGGGTCAAGGCCGGGGAGCAGGCGGGCAAGGTGCTCGGGTTCAGCGTGAGCAAGGAGCTGGCCAAGACCATCGAGGCCACGGCCAAATCCCTAAAGATAGACATCAAGTCGGCGACCCTCCTCAACCTGGACAAGGCCATCCTGGAGAGCGGCAAGCATGCGCGGGAGTTCGGAGGCCAGATCGGCGACCTCATGAAGGGGATCGCATCCGGCGCTGTCCCGGCCGCGCAGGGCATCGAGCAGCTGGACAGCGCATTCCAGGCGGTCCGGGTCGACGCGGAGAAGGCGGCCATCGTCGGGGACAAGGTCACGCGCTCGATCATTGCCCAGGCCAAGGCGAGCGGCCAGCTCACCGACTCCATGAAGGCGTTCCTCGAGCAGCAATCGCAGCTCGCCGCAACGGGCGCGTCCGGCCTCGCCGACGCGTTCAAGACCCTCGGGTTTGCCACGGAGGAGCAGGGCAAGGCCGCTGCGGGGAACTTCATCGCGGCCTTCAACGTCGCCTTGGAGCAAGACGGCCTCGTCAAAGCCACCGACGCTTTCCGCGATTCGTTCGCCACCATGCGCGACGACATCTCGAAGGCGTTCGGAGAGGACTTCGCCAACACGGCGCTCGCCCCCATCGCGGGCCTCTTCGACCTCACCGCCGAGGGCTCACCCTTCCGCGGGGCGGCCCAGCTCGGGGACGCGCTGAACCAGATTTTCACGGCAGTGGCCAACAGCGGCCAGTTGACCGCCGACTCTATGACGAACTTCGGGGTCAGCGCGAAGCAGGCGTTTGACGCGGCGACGGCCGGGGGGGCGACCGTCAACCAGGCGCTGCAGGCCCAGCTCCCGTTCTTGCAGTCGGCCGTGTCCGCCTCAGAGCAGTACGGGCTCGCCCTCGACGCCAACACCCAGGGACTGGTGGACCAGGCGAAAGCGGCAGGGTTTGCGTTCCCGACAGACCCGCTCGTGAAGGTGGTGGACCTGCTCACGTCCATCGCCGTCAAGATGGGCGCGATCCCCGCAGCAGCGGCAACCGCCGCCTCAGGTATGGCTGCGCTCCCAGCAGCGGCAGGGGCGGCCGCAACCCAGGTTTCAGCCTCTGTTAGCGCCATAAGCGAAGAATTCTCCGGCAAGCTCCCTCGGGCCGTTGCGGACGGGGCCGACGCGGCCGCCGGGACCGTCCAGGAGCTGGGCAACACGATGGAGAACGACTTGGTCAGCGCAGCCGTGAGCGCGGCCAACGGCGTCGAGAGCGCGCTGAACTCAATCCGCGCGAACACCGTGGTCGTACCTGTGGTGTTCGACCAGCAGGGAGGCGTACCAGAGGGAGTGACGGTGCCAGGAGGAGCTGAGCCCACTACCACGGCCCCAAGGCGTCGTGGCGGGAGGGGTGGTGGTGAGGGGTTCGCCGAGGGCGGATTCATCCCAGCCGTCCCGGGAGGTAGGCTCATCCGCGTGGCCGAGGGCGGCCAAGGCGAGTTCGTCATCCCGGCCGACAAGATGGGCAGCCAGGCCAGCGTCACTTTCAACATGAACGTCAACGGCTCCGGCCTGAGCCGCGAGGAGCTGACGCGCGCCATGATTGAGGCCTACCAGACGGCCGAGCGCGGCCTCCTCCGCCAGCACCAGCAGGCAAGCCGCGGCAGGCGATGAGCGCGGGGGACTACGTCGGAGTCACCGTCACCTTACGCACGGGAGAGGTGCTCAGGTACTCGCGCGAGGGTTTCCCAGGGCCGGTCGGCTTGTTCGAGCCCCTGGTCCAGTCGTTCGACAAGATCCTCTACCAGGTGAGCGACGAGGACGGCAACGTGCCGACACCACTCTTCAAGTTCCGCCTGATCGACAAGGAGCAGAAGCTCTCGCGCAGGGTCGCCCGAGGAGAGACCATCGTGGGCGCGCGCGTGGACGCGAAGAGCACCGTCTCAGACGAGTGGTATTTCAGCGGGCGCGTCTACGCGATGGTCCCCGACGGAGACCTGCACTGGGCAATCACGTGCAGGCCCAGGGACCAGGCACTGACGGGAGACTGCCCGGCCACCCTGATAAACCTCCAGGACTTCCCCTTCACCGTCGAAGACAACCTGAAGACGATGGCCCCCTGGCCGTGGGGCATTTTCGACAGCGTCGGGAACGGCGACGCAGGCGCACTGCCCACCTACCTCGTGGACGTCACCCGCAACTGGTACCTCGTCGCCTTCGGGTGGGTGACGGTCCTGCGCATCTACCTGGCCGGGGTCTACGTGCCCGAGTCGCCGACCTGGACGATCCTGCACGAGACTATCAACGGGAGGCGCTACACGCTGATCCAGTTCCAGAGCGCGCAGGGAGACGTGGCCATCACAGCCGATGCAATAGGCTATCTGGAGGACGCGTCCATCAAGCCTCCGATCCCGCGCGTCAACACGATCCAGCTCGACTACGTGGCGGAGCCGGGTGAGATTTTTATCCACGCGGCCACGAACCTCCTGTTTTTGCAGAACAAGACGGGCATCTTCATCCCGAACAGCACGCCACACCCGGACGTGGACGCTGCGGCCTTCGTGGCCCTCAACCCGCTGGTAACCACCATCGTGCCGTATAGGGTTAGCGTCTACATGGGGCGACCGACCACGGGTTACCAGTGGATCCAGAACTGGTGCCGGGCCATGTCGGCATTCGTGTGGTGGGACAACCAGGGCCGGCTCACGACCGGGCCGAGCTTCCCGCCGGCCACCGCCACTTTCATCGACGACCCGTGGATGCGCGAGGACCACGGGCACATCCTATTCCTACGGCGCATGTTCGAAGCGAGGGAAAAAGTCTCGAAACTGGTCAGCGTCTACGGCCAGTTCCCGGCCAGCCCAGACACGGCCCACCCGATATCCGCGAACGTCGGCGAGGATGGGCGCGTGGGCCACTACCGCATCGACTCCGACTTTAACCCGGCGTTCGTCTGATGGCGCAACTGCGCAACCGCATAGGGATCACCGCCTGGCACTCGGCCTGCTTCGACAAGCGCGACGTGTCTGGAAACCTCCGCCACATCACGGCGTCGCCGGCGGACCCGCCCAGGAAAACGGGGGCCAACGGCAGCGCAGCCTGGGACATGAACTCGGCCAACTACTACCTTGAGCTCCCGAACCCGATCACGGACTACTTCACCAGTACCGTATCGATGGCCCTGGTGTCTTTCCTGTGCCACTCGGTGACGTCGAACGCGGCCGCAGCGGAGGACAACGAGGCGCTCCTGGGCGAGAGCCTGGACCTACCAGGCGGGGGCGGCATATACCTCCGCAATAACGGGAGCGAGAGCAGGGTGGTCGGCCGCGTTGGGTCGACGGAGGCGTCGCGCCACATCGACATGGAGAAGTGGTACGTGGTGATCTTCGCCTTCGATGGGGCGCGCGGTCGGGTAGACCTCGCCATCGAACCGTTCGACTTCTTCGCCAACCCGAACGGCCCGTCCAGCGCCAGCTACGGCGCTGCGGTGCCGCTCATCGGCAGGAACCACGCCGGCCTGAAGTGCGACGCGGACATCGCCGAGGTGATCCTCTTCAACGACTTCCGGGACGACATCCTGGTGGCGAAAGTCTGGAACTTCATGGCCGCGAGGGTGACGAGAAGGGGTGACCCCGAGGAGCAGATGCGCGACCTCATGACCAGGCGTGCGATCCTGTCCGACCGCCTCAGCTACATGGCCACGGGCGGGAGGGATCAGGTGTCCCTGTCTCTGGCTGGCGACCTCGCCCTCACCCACAGGCTGATCCTGACCTCTGACGGCAACGTGACCGGCCCGGACCAGTGGGCTCGCTACGAGTCCACGATCATGCGCAAAGAGATCGACGCGGACGAACAGCTCGTAGATGCGGAGGTCATCGAGCGGCACCGGATCATCGCCGTGGCGAGCGGCCGCCCGGACAGGGTTGGGTCGGACATGGACGGGTCCCTGCTCATGGGTGCGCGCCTCACGGCCGCGACGCCCGTAGCGCCAATCGGGATCGACAGGACAGTCAACAAATGCATCCCGCTCCGCTCGACAGAACCAAAAATGGACGAGCATGGGTGGTACTGCGAGACCGGAGGCGCACCGCTGAACTCGGTTTTCGCGGACGCGCTGGCAGCGCCGTGGACCGCAGCAGGCGGCGCTGTCCGCGAGGTGATTCCGCCGGACGTCCCGGTCCTGTTCGACTCTACGATCCTCGTCGCAGACACCAAAGTCCCGGCTTCCGTTCGCATTCCAGACGGCGGGAGCTTGGTGCTGGCCCAGGATTTCTCGCTGTCGGACGTGAAGCTCCCCTACCTCCGCTTTTTCTACATCGGCGATGGCACAGTGGAGGCGGCCAACGACACGCA